GTCTTCAGACAATAGTGAGTGCCACAGCACCTCACATACATCCTGAAAGGAAAAATCCGGGAGAGCCGTAACGTCACGAGACGATTGAATCAATCGCTCGTGCGCGTAAGGCGGAGCCGAGCAAACCACGGCGGGCGGAGCGTCAGCGGAGGACGGTTTGCGAGCCCCGGGGGGTTACACGTTCTGGCGAAGCCAGATACACTCCCGAAACTATTCTTGGTTATAGGGAGTGTAAGTGTAACATTATATACGAACGATTTGAGGCCACGATATGAGTGAGAACGTGCAGGCTCGAGATAACGCAAAATGCAGTTTTTGCAACTATGATGCAAGTTATTTTGAGGCTGGTAAGTTTTGGTGCAAATACCATTACTGGATTGACTCCGCAATTCCAAGTGCAGATTCTCTGAGGTATTTGGACGTGATCACTTGGTGAAACCTACCTGTTGTAAACAGCCACATTTGGGGGCGGAGGTTGAAGCATGTGGTTGCGAAATCACACTATGTTTCGTCTGCGGTGATGAACGTCTCGTTCAACCCTGCACGAAGTGTTCAGAGGAAATTCAGAGGGTGTAGTAATTGCCAATGAGCATAGCGGGATTCCTGGAACTCCAGGAGATTGGTCATTACAGACTCAAGCACCGATGGCAAAACATGAAAGGAACTTCTGTTGCTAAACACCAATCGGCTACGCATTGGTGGCCTGAGGTGAATGAAGCAGGTCAAACGATCTACTACACCGAACGTTGTGGTAGTCGTGGATGCTGGGCTTGTCAGTATAGAGCTCGAGCAAAGTTGCGAGATAAGGTTGAGAATTTTGTTCGAACAACCGTTGAACCGTCTAAAGATAAATGGCGGTTTGTTACCTTGACTCTACCAGGGTCATGGTATGACGTCAGACACGCTGATTTGGAAACGCAGTTTGCAGAGATCAGACGTGCGTTTAGATCCTGGCGTCTAAAAATGAAAAGAAGGCAACGTCCTGTTAGTGGGTTCTATACAATAGAACTTGTTCAGAATTCTAACAGTTCTAATTGGCATGCCCACGTGCATCTCATAATGCAATGGAAGAAATTGGATTATGGTGAGATACGTAAGTGCTGGACTGAATCGGTCGATAGACCAATGAGGAAACAGTTGTCAGAGTGGACCAACAAAAGGTTCACCAATGACAGTCGAGCGATACAGGTAGACCCCATTACTTCCACTGGAATTGGGGAATATCTCACCAAAGTGACGAATTATGTCACGAAAGGCAACAAAGACTTCCGGAATCCGGCGGAAGTTGCGAAGACATTATACAGGCGACGCACAACCGGTTGGTTAGGCGAGCATTATGGCTTCAAAAAAATCAAAGAAAACTCCGGCAGTGAGATACCTCCGGTATGAACTGACAAACAGTGGGACTCCTGGAACAGAGACGTCTCACTTCATAGACCTGGCAAGAGATATATCGATTGTAAATCGTAGACTCTATCGACAAGGTCGTGATTATCACGTGAAGAAGATTACTATTGTTTCTTCGAATACACCGTCCGTTACAGTATTTGATCCCGCAGGTGGCAAATTTGACGGTGGTCGTGTAAGTGTGAGCACTATTCCAGGCAATTGGGTTTCTCGAGAAGCCTGGAAGCGAGGATTCCAGACATGGAACAAGATGAACAAGGAAGCCCTTGGTCAAGTCGCAGGTAACATTACTGGAACATGGTCAGATTTTAAAGTTCATATGACTAATGACGAAAGACTGGCCACCAAGTTGATTCCGAAAGACAATGGAGGAAACAATTACTTGGTTGGAGAATGGGCTTACTCGACGTTAGTGACACCTGATGGAACAACGACGGAAGACAGTTTCCAATTACACATGCTTGGAGACCACGTGGGCTCAGCAGGTGGACGGAATAGCGTTGGATTAGTAAAGTCCTACGGCGAATCCAGGGCTACCGTTAATCCGCAAGACCCAAACGTTCCGGCTGATGCGTCTTCGGATCCTCTGGTCAACGTGTTTGATTATGGTACTACCATTGACGACGTTATTGACGACTTAGAGTTCTATAACGACAATCCGCCATACGATATCGCTGGTTATCCTGGCGACGATTCGAATGCGCCGAAACCCATTGTTAAGCAAGACACCACTTTGGTGGATGGCCGTGCAATTATGGGTGGTTTTTCTGCAATGTGTGGATTACTCGAAATCGAGTCTAAATCACCAATTGCTTCAGACGTTTATTCTGTCCTCGTTGAACTTGCCCCTGGTAAGTACCGAGGTATCCATGCGGAGATGATCTGAAATGGCAACGCCAGATACTGCAACCGCAGTAGTCGAAACCGCAGCAGATACGTCGAAGCTGATTACAGTCTTCGAGCATGTTAAACAAAACAATATTGCATACTTGGTTGCAATATTTGTTTCACATCAGCTGGGCATACTTGACCAGGTTATTACATACGGTTCGGGTATGTGCTAAGCCCTGCTTTACCTTCAGACAAGTTCTGAATGTCACGTGACAACGTGCACGTAGATTATCTGCAGATAACTCTGGAGATTCTACGTAAGAAATGCAAATCTGCAGTTGAAGAAAAACAATGTTGTTCGAACAGCTTTCACGCGAAGCGGGAGACGATTGATCGTCAACACAAATTGTCTTCAGACAATAGTGAGTGCCACAGCACCTCACATACATCCTGAAAGGAAAAATCCGGGAGAGCCGTAACGTCACGAGACGATTGAATCAATCGCTCGTGCGCGTAAGGCGGAGCCGAGCAAACCACGGCGGGCGGAGCGTC